TCCAGCCATGTCGCCGGTGGCAAGATAAGCCTTATTTAAACCAAGGCGTAAGTTACCTAAGCCCTTAGTATTTCCTGCGTAGCCTTTACTTAACGCATCAATCACAGTACCTAGATCATTTGAAGATCCACGTGCAACGTTAATTGCTAGGTCTAAATCCTTGACGGCTTGGTTAGCGTTGCCAGTAGCCAAATACAATTGTTGGAATGCAGGAATTAAAAGATCATCTGCAACGCCGCTTAATTTAGATAAGTTATTAAGGCCAGTGATTGTGTCAGGAAATGCTAAGAGTTGGCCAGTATTTTTTAATACGTTTTGTAACTTGGTCGCTGCAATCTCTGAATCTTCAAATTCTTTAACTGACGCTTTACCAAATTGAACAATCTTATTTATTGAAAAACCAACACCCAAGGCAACGGCAAGATTCTTGGCAGATTTGCTAAGTTTGGCCATTGATTTTTCAGCGGCCTTTGCACCTTTATCTTTATACTCGGATACAATATCAATTTTGACTGTCATGCTACTAGTGTCAGCCTCTCTGTTCCTCTGTTAAATTCTTGAGTGGCTTTGTTAATAGCCTTAAAAATTGCATCCTGTAATTTACCCTGATCGTTGTAAACGGCCTTGTAGATGATGCGGCCGCGATCTTCTCGGCGTTGGCCGATCTGTGAAAACCCGCCATAAGTTCCTTGAATAGCACGATTAAAATGTGCGCCGGCATTAGGGTTATTACTTTGTGATTTAGGATCGCCGTTAAAGTTTTTACGGCCGGCAGTCTCAATGATTGCACCGGCTGCCGATCTATTTAATAATGAATAAAGTCCTACGAATCCAGCGGAGTTCCGTTTTTGTGCGCCGGTACGATATGTGATTCCTTGCCGAACAACTTTTGGATCGTATTTTGGAAATGCACGCAGATTAGGTGCTAAGGCTGTTTTTGCCTTTGTTCGAGATGTTGTTTCCTTGCCGTTATCTTGCCAAGCATAAAGGCCGTTAATCGTTGGCTGAATCATATTCTTAGCATCGCCAACAACGACCTTCATTGCCGTTTTAATTTCTTTGTTCATCTGCTCATAAAGATCAGGTGCAAATTTCCTTAAGGCTTTACGGGTTTCAATTAAACCGCTTACCTTTACGGGCATTTTCCACCTTCTTTGCTTTATCTTTTAAATAGGCCAATGTCGCTAATAACATTGATCTATCCATATTTAAATACTCTGAATGCGGAATGCCCGTCTCAACTGCAAGTGATGCAATTAAATAAGTAAAGTCATTCCGCGTTACCCATTTGGGGTATCAGCATCCAAGATTTCAACTGTTCGTATCGTCTCTAGAAACTGTTCCCCAAATGGTTTAACTGTTTCGCCACTTCTTCTCAAGCATTCCCATGCAAGCCAGTAGATGTCTGATTGCATTTCTACATCTCTAAACCTCTTATGGAATCCTGACTTAAAGTGTTGTTCAAATGCGTACTCGATCGCAGGTGAAATTTCATGTGTTGATTCTTCACCTGATGCCTTGGTGACCTTAAGTGCTAACAATTTTTACTCCTTAGAATGTACCTGTTGAAGCGATTGCAACTGCACCGCTTACGTTCCATGTTACATCCTGCACGCCAATATCGCCAACAGATCCGGCAATGTCGGTAGTGTTATTTACTAACGCTGTGAATGTGTAAAGTGGGTTAGTCGCTGAAACTGCTGAATCTTTATCTTGCAATAAAACAACAGTCACGTTGGTTCCCCATGCCGCTTGCAGGGTTTGTAAAACTTTGCTTGAAGCGGTGTCATTCAAAAATGAAATGGAAACGTTTGAAGCCTCGAGGCCCTTAACTGCCTTGTGACCTGTGTCACCCATGGCTGTTACCTCAAGTTCATCAAATGTGCGGTTAAGTGTGATTGCGGTCACATGGTCAGATAGATCGACTGAATTAACCTTTACGCCGACCTTGTTATTTAGAAATACAGCCATTGGTTATTCCTCGTCTTTCTTTACGATTTTTGGCTTTTCGGTTGATGGTGCTACTTGCCCGACTTTTTCAAGCCAAGCCTTATCCTCTGAAGGAATATCGATTGTCATTTTAACTCCAACTTGTCATGATCGAGACGGACATCTCTGATGTGAGCATTTCTCCTGCAACCGCAGATAAAACTGTTGGTGCAGATATATTGCCAACGCTAAGTTTTAAGGTTGTTTGTGTTGCCAGTTTATTGAACACGCCAACAACCATGTTTTCGATTCCCTGTAAGTTTCCTTGGTTATCGAACATAGGAACAATCATTACGATCTTAAAATTTACTTTAGGTGCAACAGTTGAATAAACATTGTTGGATGGTTCAATGTAAGGATCATCCGGTTGAACAATTACTGAATTTGCAATGGGAGTGGCCGGCGGAAAGGAAAATACCGACCACTCACCTGCGCTCTCTAGTGCGCTCGCAAGGGTTGATCTGAGTGTTGTAACGGCAACAGTCATCAGCCAACCAAGCCATTAGGACTTATGTGATTTTGTAACATACCTCTGACGCGTGCGATTAAAGTGTTGCCCATACGATAAGGCGATGGAGAAAAATCAGGTGAAATTCCGCCGGCGTTACTGGCCTGACGTGATTGCCAAATATCAGTTGCAATTAACATGCTTGCTTCTCTAACTTCGGGAACAGTCGCATAATCTACATAAGATTCAGCGGATACAGTTCCATAAGGTTGAACGGGATGAATTGGTTGAACTGATGTGTGATTTGTATTTACTGTAATTGTATTGTCTTTTATTGCCGTAATTGTTTTTGTACCATTAAATCGGCTTCCGTTATTGCTAATGGTTACAGATTGACCTACGTAAAATGTATTTGTTATATTCTCGTTAAAATATAAAGTACCTGCGCCAACAATACTACTGTGCGCATAATTGTATTTCTGATTCTTCCACAAATATGATGAAACTATATTTTCAGCACTTTGGCACACTTCTTCAACCAGTGAATCCGAATACAGGGATTGAATACCCAAATTCAAACGGAGTTCCGCTACTGTTACGAACGTGGCCGCCATGTTGATCCTCTCTTAAAAGTTAAGGGGCGAAGGCATCCAACGCCCCTTAACGCTATTCCCTAGATGGAAAGTTTATGCAACCATCCACTTATAAGCACCGGCTGCAACCTTAGTTGCAATTGCGCCATAACCATAATATGCAACTTGGATCTGTCCAGTCGAAATTAGGTTGGTCTCTAAGCGGTACTTGCTTGATTCATACCATGTGTATGAAGATGGGTTCAGTACGATGATTGAAGAATCGCCTGTTCCTGATAGTGCGCGTGATACACGTAGGTTTAATCCACCAATGTTTCCGCGAACATTTGTTGGTGTCAAATTACCTGAAGCATTCTGAGGATTGATTGTTTGAGTGAATACAGCGCGGTTTGAACCATCAACTAGGCCCATTAATGCGCCCCATTGCTCAGGTGAAACAACGATGTTTTCTGCGAATCCCAATGTACCTGAGTAAATTGAAACTGCTGAATCTGAAATGAAGTCTTGAATGTTTGCTGCTGACATTGTGCGGTTTCCGCCATCAGTTGCACCAGCAATGATTGCAGTTCCTACTGCAGCATCAGTTGCCTTAGCGTATGCGAACTCCATTTGACGTACTAACTCTGAGAAGAATGCAGGTGATGAACGATCTAACAATTCAACTGAGAAAGTTTGTTGTCCAGCGTATTTCTTAACATCAACAGTCAAGAAGGATACGTTTTGATCTTGCTCTGATGGCGCTGTACCTTCTGCTGTTACTGCAACAGATGGAACCTGTGTTAGTTTAGGAATTTCGAATGACATTCCTGCATCAGGTAATGCACCTGAAGAAATAGAATCGATGAATGGGCGATCAGCGTTTGAAAGTGGGTTGATTACCTCAGTCAATTGACGTGTAGGAATTAAACCTGCGTTGTCAGTTGTATCTGCCGCTGCTGCAATGTATTGACGTGCAGAGTCATCGTTTAAGTATTGCGCACGAAGTGTGTTCTCAAGGAATTTTTCCTTTGTGAACTCAAGGCGTGGCTTTGTGTAAATTGGTGCTGCTACTGTTGGGCGTGCAGAGGCTTCAACCGCAGGGGTCTCTGTTACCTCAGTCGCAACAGTTTCAGGTGTTGTGTTTTCCACAATTGCCTCATTTTCTGTTTTGGTTTCGGTTGTAACTTCTGCATCGGCTGATGCAGCGACACTTAATACCTCTGCGCTTTTAAACGCCGCAGCCTGTACCAGTGAAACTTCAAGAAGGCGAGCCGCGCTCACGCGATATACGCCATTAACATTCTTTCCTTTGATAACTTCAACACCCACTGACAATCCTGAACGCAGGTTTTCTGATGCTTCAATTAGGCTATCAGTTCCCTTTGTTGTATTGCTCACCTTAAACTCAGCATAAATGCCGGATGCATCTTCAGATACATTCTTCATTCTGCCAATAGGTTGTTTTGGATCGTGTTCAAGTAAAAGTTTTACCTTGCTTGGATCAGCAATATCGATTGATCCCTTTTCAAAAATTACATTGCCAACGCTAGTTTGACCAATTTCATTTTCAAACGGAACGATCTTGCCAGCGATTACGCGGCGCGATTCTGATGCTTCTAAATCTGCTGAGAAGTTAATTATTTCCATTAGGGCTTAAATCTTCCATTTCTCTCGCTTGTTCCACTGTAATTAAATCCAGTGCTAACATTTTTTCAATTACTGCTAAACGCTCAAGTGGGTTAGCACGTAAAAATCCGGAGTCCATGTCGAACGCGATAAATTGTGTGTTGGCTGAAAGATCATCCATTGATAATCTTTCCTCAACCGCTGAAACGTAAGGTTGCAGAGATAGCGCAACAAACTGACGGCGTTCATCTTGGATGTTTGTATAAGTCATGGATGTATTTTGTTCCGCG